TCTTCTTTAGCCATGCGAAACTCACAAACGCACAAGAACGCAATGGCGCACGATTTAATCGTGGCTGAATAGTCTTTCCACTCTTCCATAAATTACCCCTTAAAAAGTTAGGAATTGATATGCAAACGCATATCGCATAACGCACCCATCGGATGCGCTACACGCTATGGTCTTAAGCGTAAGCTTTTCTTCTTTCTTCTCGTTTGGCAACAATTGCCTTGTCGATGTCATCAACAAAGTGGTCACCTCTAAACGAGTTAGACCCGAATTCAATGTTAGATTCGTAAAGCAGCGCAACATCAAAGACTGCGATGCGTGGGTTTTGGAAGCCCTCTCCCTCATCATCTGCGAACCTAACAGCAAGCATCCTGTTGGTTTTTCCATCTTCTGTCATGTCAAAAATGACGCAATGGAAAGGCTCACCACAGACACCATTGCGGTGATATTCAACGCTTAAAGGTTTAATTCTCATAAGTATCTCCAAAGTTAGGAATGGCAAAGATATGCCCCAATGCCCCCGAATGGAGGGGCATCAGGTCAGACCCTATCGGAAGTAGTAGGTTGTCCCATCAATCTCCACTTCTGTGTAATCCATCTGAATATTGCGAGCAGTTACTTCCCAATCAATCTCGATATATGAGGGGAAGTCATCAGGAATTGCGCCAATGTCTTGACATAACTCTTGGGCATACTCAATAAAGTAGACCTCAGAGATGAGGGTGACAGGATACCAATCGCCCCTCCATTGCTCATCGCCCCCTTGACCCTTCAGCTCCTCAAGAATGTCTCCCAATTGCTCAAATTCTTCAACATCGCCTGATATTGGCAAAGATTGCTGCAATTGTTCATATCGCGCAATGATGTCTCTCACATCAATAGTGTCTGCATTTAAGTCTAAATCTGTGTCTGTCATAGGTTACCCCTTGGTAGTTAGGAAATGATGCGTTAGTGCATCGAATAGACCCCTTGGCAAGGGTCTACCCGCTAGACTATCAATAGTTCCTTGCTATCTTGGCAAAAGCTTTGAAGTACTCCATTGCGCCTTTATAGGTATCACAACGCATCTTGTCCGCCAATTCGCTACCCTTGTACAACTGAACGAGATACATTCCTGATGGAGTCAATCTCTCGAATGTGGCATGACCATTTCCGTAATACTTCATTTTCATATAAACCCCTTGTTGATAACTGTTAGGAAGTGCAGAGAGGTTACTCTCCACAATATATTAGTATGCCAAAACCATGCCAGTATTGAAGCCCATATAAATCAACAACTTACAAAAAAGCATAGCACTAACATAGTGCAATAGATAATCATCATACTCTACATTGGTGCATATAATCTCTATAATAGTGCATACTGTGGATAATGTGGATAAGTTAGAGTTATCCACAGAAGTTGCTGCACTATGTAGATACATATGAAGATAAATATGTTATGAAGAAAAATATGATGTGTAGTTGTCTTCATATGTTCATAGTATGTTATCAACACAACTATGTTGTGTAGATAACTATGATATGTATCTACATATATATATATATATAGTATATAGTGTGTAGATAATAGTCTATATATATTATCTATCAACTATCAATATATGTTATAAATTGTCTACTAAGTATCTACATAATGACAATGTAAATGAAACAGGGTTTGGGGGACAATTGTCTACTGTCCGCCCGATGGCAAAAGGGGTTTGTGTATGTGAGTGAACACTCACTAACCCGGTAAGTTAGTCTCCACTAACTGGTTGGAATGGGGATTGGGTTGGTAAGTACTCACTAGCTGCGCCACATCCTCGCGTGTCCATCGATTGGGTTTGGGACTCGTTTGGTGTGTGCCCCATTCGCTTCCTCCACCAAAAAAAATATGTGTTTTCTGGTATGCTTGGTTTACACGCATGGAGATTGACGTACACGAGACGTCCGTGGAACATAAAGAGAAATCAGTCTCCAGCCGTGTCAGTTGTCATTCCTTTGATGGAACTTATGCCCTGCCCTTGTGGTGGGGCTTTTTTTTGTCTATACTGCCCAACATGGATAGGGGGATGCAAATGATTAGCATGGAAGTAAGTAAAGATGTGCCTGTGCCACCTGATAAGCGGCGGTATCCGTACAAGGTGATGGAGGTTGGGGACAGTTTCTTTGTTGACGGTGGGAAGTTACAAGTGGTGTGTAACAACAACTACCGCACAGGGAAGAAGTTAGAACGTAAATTCATCGCTAGATGCGAGAAGGAAGGAGTAAGGGTATGGAGAACGGCTTAGTAAACGGTCATAACATGATGATGCCTATGGCTGCTGAAGACATGAAGAAGGCTTACATGGAGCGTGTGTATGCCATGAGCCATGCTGAACTATTCCATGAGCTGATGCGTGTGCATACTGAGTCTTCTCGTCTGATGCTAATGGCACAAGAGGAGATGGAGAAGGTACGGGCGCAACTTGAGCAATACGAACCTATCCATTGAACAGCAGTTATTGGACAGTAGAAGGTGGCTTCAAGGGGAGATTAAGGCAGCCTTGGCTTGCAGGACTAAGAAGAGCAAGATTGCCTTAGTCGATAGGTGGAAATCGCAGTATTCGCCCATAACTGTGAAGGAGCTACTTAATGTTGCAAGGAACAAGTCGGCTGCCGGGGACATCATTCATTGGGAACTAGGGGATACAAATGACATTAACAGCAGCCGTGGTAACGGTAACCTCTGGAAGAGAGGAGCTAGAAAAGTGCGTTGAGAGTATTGAGGCACAAACCTACCCAGTTGCCATGCACCATATCGTTACAGACGCTATCGTGTCTTTTAACGACTACCTTGCCATGCGTAAAAGATACTGTTCTGACAAACGCTCTGTATCCTTTTGGGATGGGCGTATCGGAGGACTTGGGCTAGAAGGCAGAAGACTCTTTGCTGCTGCGCCATATCTGGTCAACGAGGATGTGCTGTTCATGTTGCCAGACGATGATTGGTTCAAGCCTAACCATGTCGAATCCTTGATGAGCATCATCGAGGATGGAAAAGACTGGGCATATAGCCTGATGTCGGTCTACGACAGGGATGCCAACTTCTTGTTTGACGATGTGTGTGAATGTCTTGGCGAACTTCACCCCTCATACAACACAGGACTAGGGTTTGCCCCTACTGGCTCAATAGCCATGAGAACACCGGCTTACTGCAACTTAGCCAATGCCTACAACCATAGAGGATTTGGTCCTGATAGGGTGTTCTATGACGCTGCCAAACGGTTCTATCCGAACTTTGCTTCCTCTGGTCAACACACCAACTGTTTTCGTCTTGGTGGCAATGAGACATCTTCTAACAAAGCGTTCTTTGAAGCGGGTAACAAATTGATGCTTGAGAAGTACAACGGCAAACTGCCTTGGGTTACCCAATGAAATTTAACCTTCAGCAGTTCTACAAGTTCTGCGCTCAACTTAAAATTGAGACTAAGGAGCAAGGTCTTAGGAACATGGACCAACTCCTTGGGACACAGACCTATGTCATGGAAGAGATTAACTCTGGCTTGGCTAACGGTATCCATTTCTTTGTCATCCTTAAAGGGCGGCAACTAGGTATCACCACTATTTCACTTGCCCTTGACCTTTATTGGCATTTCACTAACGCAGGGCTTGGAGGCACACTTGTTACAGACACCGAAGAAAACCGAGATATGTTCAGAGGAACACTCGGTGCATACATGGATGGACTCCCAAAAGAGTACAAAATCCCCATGCTTGCCCACAACAGAAACTCTCTGTCTCTCAAAAACAGAAGCCGCATCTTCTACCAAGTCGCGGGACTTAGAGCCAAGGGTTCTCTCGGACGCGGTAAAGGCATCACATTTCTTCACGGCACAGAAACATCTTCTTGGGGTGACGAGGAAGGTCTGGCTTCCCTACTAGCTTCTCTTGCTGAGACAAACCCTGAGAGACTCTACATTTTTGAATCTACTGCCCGTGGCTTCAATATGTTCCATGAGATGTACGTTACTGCTAAACGGGCGAGAACCCAGAAGGCTATTTTTTGTGGCTGGTGGCGCAATGAGTTCTACTCTGCTGACCCAGACTCAGACATCTACAAGGTTTACTGGGACGGCAAACTCACCACCGAAGAGAAAGAGTGGACACGGGACATTAAGAAGCTCTACAACTTTGAAGTCAACTCAAGACAAATGGCTTGGTGGCGCTGGAAGATGCTTGAAGGTATCAAAGACGAATCTCTGATGTACCAAGAGTTCCCACCCACAGAGGATTATGCCTTTGTGATGACCGGCACTAGCTTCTTCTCCATAGCACGTTGCACAGATGCCGCCAAGATTTCTAAAAAACTTTCCTTTGATTGTTACCGCTACGTTTTTGGGGCAAACTTCCAAGACACCCAAGTAGTTAAGTCAACCGAGCGCTTGTGTACCCTAAAGGTATGGGAAGAACCCGTAGACACCGCCTTCTACGTCATTGGCGCTGACCCTGCCTACGGTTCATCCGATTGGGCTGACCGATTCTGTATTCAGGTATACCGTTGCTACTCGGACGGCATGGAACAAGTCGCTGCCTTTGCCACTTCAGAACTCAACACCTACCAATTTGCTTGGGTCATAGCCCACCTCGCTGGCGCATACAAAAACTCAACCCTTAACCTAGAAGTCAATGGACCGGGGCAAGCGGTCATCAATGAACTCAAGAACCTGAAACGCCAAGCTGCTGCTATGGCTGGCGAGATTGGTCGGCAACTGATGGATGTCTACGGTTCGATGTCCAACTACATCTGGCGCAGAAACGACACGATGGGGGGAATGTCTAACTCTATCGGTTGGCTGACAACCGTGCAAACCAAAGAGCGTATGTTGTCTTACATGAAAGATTACTTTGAGCGCGGAATGATGGCTGTCTACGACATGGACACCCTAGAAGAGATGAAAACCATTACCAGAGAAGGCGGCAGTATTGCCGCTTCAGGTCGCAACAAGGACGATAGGGTTATTGCTTCTGCTCTGGCGGCTGCTGCCTATGCCGAGCAACTACAACCTCGCCTCATCAGCATGAAGATTAGCAGACAAGTCTCTAGAGCTTTAGAAGACAAGACTCCTGAAGAAGTGGCTGTTGGGCGCAATGTCTCAGACTACCTTAAGAGGATTGGCGTATATGGTCAGTAATGTCTTACCCAAGCGTGAACTTCTCAGAGTCATAAAACGCTTTATTAAAGACCAAAACAGGGGCATATCTATCAGGCTCTTTGCCGAACTTTGTGGGGTTGACAAAGACCATTTGCTTGATGTCTTCTTTTACCGCACACGCACTCTGACCGAATATATGCAGATACGGGTCAACAAAGGCTATCAATCATGGCTAAAAGGCGAAGTAGCCGTCATGCAAAACAGAGACAAGACACGGTTTGTTGAATACAGACGCGAACCAAAGCCCCGACTAGCCCGTACAACGGGATTACACCTAGTCAATGGGGAAATAAAGATTAAGGTAGGAGTGGCTAATCGCGGTGATTACTCAGGTCAGACCTTAGATGAAGCACTTGAAAGGGGATAGCAATGGCTGTGCTAAAAGACTATAAATGCGACAAACACGGGTACTTTGAGAGCCTTGAGGCTAAATGCCCAATGAAGAACTGTTCAGAAGAAGTCTATGTAGTTTTCTTGCAAGCTCCGGGGCTTATCTCGGACACAACCAAGAAGAACGACAAAAACGTCAAACAACTGGCTATGGAATTTGATATGACTGATGTCAAGTCAACCCGCGAGGGCGAGAACCAATCAGGATTTTTTACTCGGAAGAATAAGACTTCTAAGCGCCAGCTTGAGAAAGAAGCCAAGATTGCTGCCGAGCGCCCAAGAGAGCCACAACCAAGGGACGCTGCTATTTGGGGTGGAGATAGCCGCTTTAGCATGAAAGGGTTACTATCGGGCAACTCGATTAGACCAGTTCGTGATGAAGCAGTATCATTCAACCCGAAAGATGCTGGCAATTTGACTGGACCTAAGATGGCTAGTTATACTGCCGACCATGAAAACCTAAGTCTGAAGAAATAATGCGGATTCCATCCAACGAAATTCTTAGAGAACAGTTCTACCGTGACTTGATTGAAAAGTGCATGGTGTCCTTGCAAGAGCGCAAAGGTGACTACGCTTCTCTGCGTTCTTTCTTTCTCTTTGGTTCTGGTCCTGATGAGTCCCCAACCATCTTCAACAAAATCTATCCCCACATTGACCAACTAACATCGTTCCTCTACTCAGCAGAAACGACACGGTTTTCCATTAATGTCGGGGCTTCTGTCCCAGACCAAGAACACATTAAGATTCCTCGCTTGACGCTTGCGCTCAATGACGAGTGGCTTAACTCTAATGCAGACCAAGTGTTTAGTTCAGCCCTAACTTGGGCGCTGTGCTTTAACTCTACGTTTATCAAACTTGTCTACAACAATGGCATCCACCCCTACATGGTCGAGCCAGCCAGCATTGGCGTGTTGCGTGAAGACACTCCTCATACAGACCGGCAAGAAGCCATCGTTCAAACTTACTACATTACCAAGTCTGAGCTTTACAACCGGTTGTATTCCCATCCCAAGCGCGAGTCAATCGTCAAGCGCATCACCACTAGCGTACACACCAAGACTGAAGACTTGCCCGAAGGCGTTGACCGCATCATCATGTCGCAGTCAAACCCCACTATCTATGGCAACGTAAACCTAGACCTCTCAGGCATGAACCGCTATAAAGCGCGTGTAGCTGAAGAGACAGTCAAGATGCACGAACTGTGGGTGTGGAATGATGATATTGAAGACTATCAATGCGTCACGATGGCTGACCCTGACATCTTTATCTATGACAGACCCGGTGCATCTATGTTCCTTAAGGGCGAGCTGCCTTTTGTGCAGATATGCCCGAATCCTCAGTATGACTATTACTGGGGACAGTCAGAAGTACAACGCCTAGTATTCTTGCAGCAGTTACGCAATAACCGCATGACTGAGATTCTTGACTTGCTCTCTAAGCAAGTTAACCCGCCAACAGCCCTCACAGGCTTTACTGGCATCTTGGATGAGAAGAACTTTGCCTTGAATCGTGCTGGTGGACTACTGGCAAGCGATATGCCTAACGCCAAGGCTGAACGATTAGCCCCTGATATGCCGTCATCTCTCTTTGAGGTGATACATGAGGTGGATGCCATGTTCTCAGAAGCCTCTGGCATCTCTTCTGTATTGCAAGGCAAAGGCGAATCTGGTGTTCGTTCTTCTGGTCACGCATCCCAATTAGCCCGTTTAGGGTCTAGCAGAGCCAAGAAACGCGCCCTAATTGTGGAAGATTCGCTAGAAAAGGTGGCTACGCTATACCTAAAATTGATGCAAGCGTATGACAAGACGCACTTCAAAGACGAAGAAGGTCACGCATTTATTTCCGAGCAGTTCACCAAAGACTATGTGGTCAAAGTAGATGCCCACTCTAACTCGCCAATCTTTACGGAAGACTTGCGCCAGTTGGCATTTAACTTGTTTAAAGCCAAAGCTATTGACACAGAATCCTTGCTTGACTTACTTGAGCCACCAATGAAACAATTGCTCAAAGACAAGTTGAAGAAGAAGGAAGCTAAACAAGAAGCGCAACCTCAACAGCAAGAACCTCCCAAGCGGGAGAAACCAGACTTGAAGGCAATGTAATGGCAACCTCAATGCAACTAACTCCAAAGGCAGACCAACCCCGTGTGACTACGGGAGAGCTTGGACGCGCAGAAAAATCTGGCGCTGGTGGTCAGTTGCAATACAAAAATGTTGATGTTAGAGTTAACCCGGCTGCAAAAGCCATGCGCTCAATGCGCCAGATTAGCCGAACTTAAAGGAGTACATGATGTACGGAAAAAAATCAAAGCGCGGTCGTAAAGCCTGTCGTTAAACAGTTTCCCCGAAAGGGAAAAGGGTGTGGCTTCCTTCCCTACTGAAAAGGTCGCTGCCTTCAACTTTGGAGAAGACTATGCGTAAAGCTCGTAAAGGTCGTAAGAGCCGCAAGTAATTAACGGGGGGCAACCCCTGTTGATTGCACGGTTTGACCGTTCATATTCCTTTGGGGGGCTGGAATCCAAACTTGCTCCCCACTTGACAAATTACAATAGTCTGATTTAATCGCGACTGTTGAACAGATAGAGGATGTTTATGGCAACCGATGCAAAGATGATGGACTTGATTCGCTCACAGCAAGGTGGAGCAGGGACAACTCCCCCTGCAATGACTCCTGAAGCGGGAATGTCTGATGCGTCTACGCCACCAATGTCTTCCCCAATGTCTACGCCTGAACCCAAGATGGGAAACAAAGAAGGCGCAATGGTCAACATCAGCATGGCAATGGATTTAATTGAACAAGCCTTGCCAAGCCTCGGTAGCGAATCTATCGAAGGTCAAAAAGCCCTAGCTGCTATACGCGCTCTCACGGGACTCTTAGGACCGAAGAAACAACAAACTGGTGAATTACAGCAGTCTGAGATTATTCAGATGCTACAAAACTTGCCTCAAGCTGGTGGTGCTACACCAGAAGGTCGTGCAATGTCTCAAGCCCCGGCTGTTCCAAACCTACCGCCAATGCCGGGCGCAGCCCCTAGCCCCATGTCAATGCCGGGTGCTGGTGGAGGCGGTGCTTCTCCTCAACCAACTCCAATGTAAGGAAAAATCATGGATTTGTTCAAACCCCGTGGTGCTAATAACCCACGCAGACCTACAGACAACAACCAACAAAATGGTGTTGTAACTAACACTCCTCGCTACTCGCAATTTGGTGGCTTGGACGGTGCAAACGCTACTGGACCTAAGAACAAGATGCAAGTTCAAAAGCCCGGTGACGGTAAAAAAGTAATTTAATTTCGTTAGGGGATAACTATGAGTTTAGAAGACATGAGTTTTGAGCAACGCGACCAAATGGCGTTGTTAATGCGTGAGTTGTCGGACAATCCTGAGACTCGGAAAGAAATTCTGCGCCTGACCCGTAAAGTCAAGCCCGGTCTAGTAATTCCTGAGTTAGATATTGAAGACCACACATCTTCTGCTGTCTCAAAAGTTTATCAAGAACTTGAGCAGATGAAATCACAGAAGCGTGAAGATGACGCTGTTGCCGACCTTAACAAACGCAGAATGAGTTTGATTAAAAAAGGCTTAATTCGTGACGAAAGCGAAATAGAACAAGTTGAAAAAATAATGCTTGACAAGGGCATTACCAATCACGAATCGGCTGCGGAATACTGGGACTGGATGAAACAGTCTGCTGTACCCACACCGACTGGCTACAACCCAAGTGCAGTTGCTAAGTTTGACTTAGGTAAATACTACAAGAACCCAGTAATGGCAGCACGGGATGAAGCCTCGAAAGCGCTCAATGAGTTGCGGAGAAATCCACGACCCATTGGTTTGTAAGCAGGGGATTTTTTTTCTAGGAGATAACTATGCCTATAGGTGGCGGTATCGTTCCAGCAACGGGTAGTACACAGTACACCGAGTTAACTTACGTTACACGGCGTGCGTTTATCCCGAAGCTGGTCGTACAACTTTATAACTCTACGCCCTTGATGGCGGCTTTGATTGCAAACAGTCAAACTGCTTCTGGTGGTGTTTCATCTGTAACCGTTCCCGTTCAGGGCGCTCAGTTTGTTAACGCTCAATGGTCTGACTACTCTGGTTCATTCAACCAGCCTTCAGTCCAGCAAGGTGCTTTCAATGCTGAATTTGACCTGAAGCTGATGATTGCCCCTGTACCGTTCCTCGGTATGGAAGGCGCTGTTCAGCAAGACGCTGCAATCATTCCATTGATTGAAGCTCGGATGAACGATGCGACAAACGTGATGATGGATGCAATGGCTACAGCCTTGTACACCAACAGCACTAACACGCAACAATTCACAGGACTCCCTGCTGCCGTTTCTGCCTCTGGCACTTATGGCAACATCAGCCGTTCTGCATACACTTGGTGGCAGTCAAAGGCTTACTCAGCCGGTAACGTCAACCCAACTCGTCAAAACATCTTGCAGTACATCTCTGGTACTGTGAAGAACGGTGCTGAAGTACCTTCTTTTGGTGTTTGCGGATTTGGTACTTGGACATTACTTGCTCAAGACTTTGTTGGTCAAGAACAATATGTAATCACACCCGGTGGCGGTTTTGATGGTGATGCTAACGGTCCTCAAGCTGCTTTCCGCGCTTTGATGGTTGCTGGTGTTCCAATCTACCCAGACCCATACTGTCCAGAAGGTACTGTGTACTTCCTGAACACTAACTATCTCTCGCTCTATGTCCATGAGCAAGGTTCGTTTGTGTTTACAGGATTCGAGTCCACACTCCCGAACTGGCAAATTGGTTATGTTGGTGCTGTGCTGATGATTGCGGAAATGGTTTCGACCAAACCGAAGTCAATGGCAGTCGTGTCCGGTTACAACTCTTTGTCACTATAAGGAGCAATAAACCATGTCATTAGCATCAAACAAAATCATCCTATCCGGTACGTCCACCAATGCTGCGGGCGCGTATTATTTAACATACGCGGCTGGTAATGCAACTGTTACTCTCCCTGCTGGTATTTATGTCATTCCTCCTACGGCTAACGTAACGATTGAATTGAATACCAACACTACGGGCAACATTAGCAATGCTAGTTACCAAGTCATTGTTGCAAACAATACTGGCGGTACATTCATTGCTGACGGTACTAACGTCCGTGCAAACGTGTTGAGTGGTACTCCCACTATTACTCTGTTTTCTACGAATGGTGGTCAAGCTGTTGGTAGCACTTACACAAGTTAAGGAGTCAACATGGCTAATCCCAATGCAGTTGGCAGCCTAAACTTAGATAGTTTTAGTAGTGGTCGGCTTGCAATCATCAAGGCAACCACGCTAAATACATCTGGTAATGGTGTTACTACTGGAATTGACCTACCACTTCTTAGTGGTGGTCTGACTGCTAGCGGGGCTACAGCCAATTCTGGAGGGGTTATCATACGGAGAATTACCGTACAAAACCCTTCTGGTTCGGTAGCGTCTGCTAACGTGTCAATCTCGGCTACTGGTGATGGCTTAAACTTGGTTACTGCTAACACGGTTTTATCAAGCGTAAATGCTGTTGGTCAGTACCAAGACATCAACATTGCATCTCCATACAACACAAAAGTTGTTTCAGGAAACGTAACCTCATGCCTCTACGTCAATATCAATACTGTTGCGAGTAATGCCAATACAGTTGATATTATCGTTTGGGGCGATGTAGTGAGCTTCTAAATCATGCAAACCTTATATGTGACGAACAGATGGGAAAAACCCATAACATTTAACTACGAGTTTAAACCGTATACCTTCCCTGTGGGGGAAACGGTGGAAGCTCCAGAAGATGCCGTTTGTCACATATTTGGTCATGGTGACCCAAATAAAGAAAATTACATGGCGAGGTTGTCGCTAATTCAAACAAGAAATGACATTCCTGAAGGTTTGAAAATCTTGTCTAAATTTGAAATCTCTGACAGACCGCCTGTGAAAAGCCACTTGTTATCCCCGGTGGTTGAGCGAGTACCCCTTCCTGTAAAACGGGTCGGGGGAAAAGTCAACGAACAACACGATGGATAACGCATGGCTCAGACACTCCAAGGCTATATCACGCAAGTTAGATATTTGCTGCATGACGCGCAAGCTAACTTCTACACTAATGACCAGCTAATAGGCTACATCAATAGTGCGCGTGAGCGTGTCGTGCGCGACACAGGGTGTCTGAGAACTGTTCAAGTATCGCAAACTCCTTGCACTCCCGTATCAGGAGGAGCAAACCCAGTCATTTGGTCTAGCGGATTAACCGTAGCTACCAATGACTATGTTTTCTCTAATATTTATATTTATAAAGTTGTAAGCGGTGGTGTGCTTGGCTCGACAGCGCCTCCCTATCCATCAGCAACTTACATATACCCACCAACAACAACTTTTACAGATGGCACAGCTACTTTGCAGTATGCTGCACCTTGTGAGGTTATAAACTACGCTTCCCTGCCATCAGGATTGTTGACTCTAGATATTTTAAATATCAATTTGTACTGGGGAAATTCAAGAATCCCATTACGGTATTTACCTTGGACTGACTTTAATGCTCAATTGCGTTATTGGCAGAACAATGTTCAGCGACCTATTTGCTTTAGCATTTATGGTCAATCTCAAATTTATGTCGGACCAGTACCAGACCAAGCCTATGTGATTG